CCTGCAGGAACTGTTGTTTCTAAAACAGGAGTTGGTGCTGGTACTACTGAACTTCTTGAGGGATATTTCAAGGGTATTATTACAGAAATTGGAAATGGTACAATTGGAGTGAAGGTTTTAAGTCATGTTGCTGCTGGAGTTGCACAGACAGAAACTCCAAAAGATTATAATAGTGTGTATCGGTTTAATGATGATGATCCTGTTGGACTTCATAGTGTAGGAGGTGCTGTTGGATATGGAACAACTCCTGTTACATCAACACAAGATTGGTTTGATCAGCAAGAATTTGCTGTTTCAACTTCAACAGTTGGTGGTAAACCAACCACTAATAAAGTTAAGTGGAATACTCTTGCGGATCGTCCAACAACATCAGAATATGCATCTGCAAGAGCAGGAAGATTTGATGAAGTTCATGTTGTTGTAATTGATGCAAAAGGAACTATTACTGGAAATGCTGGAACGATTTTAGAAAAGCATTTAAATCTTTCTAAAGCAAAAGATGCTACATTCTCAGTTGGATCTCCTTCTTATTGGAGAAAATATATTGAGAATAATTCTGAGTACATTTTTGCTTTAAGTTCTCCAACTGGAATTGTAACTACTGGATTTGGAACAGAATTTAATCTTGCTGGTGATACTGGTTGGGATCAAGATGCTGAAGGTATTATTTTTGATACTATAGGTTCTGACAATAGTGTTTTAGAAAAGGGTCTTAACTATGGAGGTAAAGTAGGTATTGCTTCTACAGGTGCTCTTAATTGTGGATTAGATGATATTGTTGGTGGATACACACTCTTTGAAAATGATACTAACGTTGATGTTGATTTCCTACTGATGGGATCTGCTAAAGGTGGTGAGTATCATTCCAGAGCTCTTGCAACTAAGTTGATTTCTGTTGCTGAAAAGAGAAAGGATGCTGTTGCATTTATTTCTCCTTATAGAGCAGCAATGATTTCTGATAATCCAGAGCAAGGTACAGCAACTGTATATGATGATGAAACGATTACTAATAATGTAATTGATTTCTTTGAACCTGTCACTTCTTCATCATATGCTGTATTCGATAGTGGATATAAGTATATGTTTGATAGATTTGCAAATACATTCAGATATGTTCCATTAAATGGAGATATTGCTGGACTTTGTGCAAGGACTGATATTAATCAGTTCCCTTGGTTCTCACCTGCAGGTACTGCAAGAGGTGCAATTTTAAATGCTATTAAACTTGCATATAATCCAACTCAACTACAAAGAGATCGTCTTTATTCTTCTAGAGTTAACCCTGTTGTGTTCCAACCCGGAGCAGGAATTATCTTATTCGGTGATAAGACTGGATTTGCTAAGGCATCAGCATTCGATAGAATCAATGTTCGTCGTTTGTTTATCTTCCTTGAAGATGCAATTTCTGCTGCTGCTAAGGATCAACTCTTCGAATTCAATGATGAGATCACAAGGACTAACTTTGTGAATATTGTTGAACCTTTCCTACGTGATGTTCAAGCGAAGAGAGGTATTCAAGATTATGTTGTTATTTGTGATGAAACAAATAACACTGGTGCTATAATTGATGCAAATGAATTTGTAGCAGATATATACATTAAACCAGCACGTTCTATCAACTTCATCGGTCTAACCTTTGTTGCTACAAGAACTGGTGTTAGTTTTGATGAAGTAATCGGTAAAGTTTAATTAATTAAGAGGTCCACAAACAATGCCAAGTAGAGTTCAACAGAACAGTATTCCACTAAGGAAAATCAGTGACTTTAAAAGTAAGTTAACTGGTGGTGGAGCTAGGCCGAATCTCTTTGAGGTTGAACTAGCATTTCCAAATGCTGTAGGAATAGAAAACGATGTCTTACAAAAATCAAGGTTCTTGGTTAAGGCAGCAGCATTACCATCATCAACAGTAGCTCCTATCGATGTTCCATTCAGAGGTCGTATTTTAAAGATCGCTGGTGATAGAACATTTGAAACATGGACAATCACTGTTATTAATGATACCGATTTTGTTATTCGTTCTGCCTTTGAAAAATGGATGAACGTCATTAACAAATTGGATGATGGTTCAGGAGTTCAAAATCCCGATGAATATCAAAAAGATGCTATGGTTCATCAATTGGGTCGTGATGGTGGAATTCTCAGATCTTATAAGTTCTGGGATATTTTTCCAACCAATCTTTCCACAATTGATTTAAATTATGAGACCACTGATACCATTGAAGAATTTACCGTAGAAATGCAAGTCCACTGGTGGGAAGCATTCAAAGGATCAAGTTCTTCAGCTGGCGGTGAAAATATTGGATAAATAGTGCTATAATAGTAGTAAAAAGATTATACAATGGCAAGACTTTTTGGCTTTTCAATTGGTGACAAAGAAAAACAATCACCTTCAGTAATATCCCCCGTTCCTCAGAATAATGAGGATGGGGTTGATAATTTTATTGCTAGTGGATTTTATGGTTCATATGTTGATATTGAAGGTGTATATAGAACTGAATTTGATCTTATAAAAAGATATCGTGAAATGTCTATCCATCCTGAATGTGATGGGGCAATTGAAGATGTCATTAACGAGGCAATCGTTAGTGATTTGTATGATTCACCAATTGAAATTGAATTGTCAAATTTAAATGCAAGTGAAAAACTAAAAAAAGCAATAAGAGAAGAATTTAAAAATATTAAAGATATCATGGATTTTGACAAAAAATCTCATGAAATTTTTAGAAATTGGTATGTAGATGGTAGATTATATTATCTAAAAGTTATTGATATGAAAAAACCTGAAGAAGGAATTCAGGATTTGAGATATATTGATCCTATGAAAATGAAGTTTGTTAGGCAGGAGAAGAAGGCTAACAAAAATGACTATATGAATATAAAATCTAATAGTTCAATGGGTGATAATGAAAAGGTAATGTCACCTGAAATTGAAGAGTATTTTATTTATAGTCCAAAATCAAACTATCCTACTGGAATGGTTGGTGGAAGTGGTGGTGGAAATAAAGGAATAAAAATAGCAAAGGATTCGGTCACTTATGTTACATCTGGTCTTGTAGATAGAAATAAAGGTACTGTTCTTTCATATCTTCAAAAAGCAATTAAATCACTCAATCAATTGAGAATGATTGAGGATAGTCTTGTTATCTATAGATTATCAAGAGCACCAGAAAGAAGAATTTTCTATATTGATGTTGGTAATCTTCCTAAGATTAAAGCAGAGCAATATCTTAGAG